TTTAGGATGTATAAAACTGCCTTCACAATCATCTTCATAATGAGGCCAAGATCGTATTTCTTTTATGGCTTCATCGCGATTTTTTATAGATTCTAAATACACCTTTTGGAGACACATAATCAAAACTATTAAATCATTTTTATGAAATTTGTTATCTTTAATAACTCTTCTGTAAGAAACCCAATATTTATCTTCTGGATTTCTTTCAGGGTCAAGTCTCCAACCGCTAATGTTTTTAGTTATTTTTCTTCTTGTAAAATTTGATACGATACTATTATCATCAGGAGAATCTCCTGTTGAGTCATCATCGAATTGATATTCTGTTTCTTTTACTAATACTTTTAACATTTCTTTGCCCTTTCAATGTTATGTTTCAATTGTATTATACCTCAAGGTATAACTAACTATAACCTAGCTTTATAAAAAGTTGACGCATTGGGATAAAAAACATTTTTATTACGCATTATCTCTTGCAGTAACCGCTTGGTATTCACCATTAGACATTACGCCTTGTGTGGTTCCAAGCCATTTACTGCCTCCTGTTGCCGTGAATGAATACTTAGCAATACGCCTTGTCTGTATTAATTCCCGAACATATCTATCTATTGTTGCCTGAGAAATGTTCTGTAACACCGTTGGTGCGTTGGCATCCTCCAATCTCTCTACGATTGAATCAGCCCCTGTCTTTTGGCATAAAGCCCTACCATTACGCTCACATAGCTCAATCCAGTTATATAGAGCGTTTAGCTTAACATCACGCTCATTAGACGTTTCGACTGCCTCTAGTGCTTGTGTATTATCTACCAGCAGACCGCTATCCATATCCCGAACAAATTTTCGTATTCTTCTTTCTGCTGGTCCGTTGGACTTAACTATAGCACCATCAAAGCATATGTTTCTGACGTAACCTATGCCGAGAGCCGAACATCTTTTCTTGGCCTCGCTTTCCTCGACTTGCCATAGTGCAAATGCCGAGCGCACACCATCAACTAATGCGGAAGTACCCCGAATAAGATTACGGGCTTGCTCTGGTGATGACACAGGCTTATCGCCCGATTTAGTCATATGGTGACATACTATAATACTTGCACCTGTTTCTGTTGCGACCCTAGCCATAAGACCAGTAAAGGCAGCCCCTGCTGCAGGGTCAGAATTCACATCAGCGTGAACAAAAGACGCAAGTGGGTCAAACACGACTAACTTTAGGTTTTCCATCTGTAACATCTGGTCATGGATGCGATTGAATTCGTCTGAGACAATATACTCGCCATTTATTTCGCTAAGTATAGGGAATGTACCGCCTACATTAGGCAATGGCACAATATGAAGCTTATGCTTGAATGTTCTTCTATTTTCAAACGGATCCATTCGCTCAATACGTCTGTGAACTTCTGACTCATCATCTTCTGCGGTAAATATAACAACGTCACCATGCTCTTTAACAATACCGCCAAATGCATTTTGCATAGGAAAACCAGAAGATACTTTCATACCAAGATCTAGGGTCATCATGCCTTTACCAGCATCTCCAGCCGCAGAGAATATAATCGGTATGCCCAATGGGAACGTACTATCTATTAAGAAATCTTGAACAGGTGCTTTCCCACTGAAACGATCAATAAGTAAGCTATCATCGAGAAGATTAATACTTCTGGTTTTAAACTGGGAATTTTTATCAATGAACGCCTTTATATCAAATTGTTCGGCTATTGCATCTGCTGAGTCCCATTTTTCTGGTTTATCAAATGGCGGTTTGAGCATTGTTACTGAAGAAGCCTGAACATCTACACACATATCCCGAACAATTTCAGCCAAGCGCTTACCAGCTTCGTCATTGTCAGGCCATAAAATAACTTCTTTGCCCCTGAGTGGCGTGAAATCATACTTATGGGAGTTGTTTCTGGTTAATGCACCAGCCCCTCCTAACGTGCAAGTTGCTACATATCCCGATTGAATTAAAGCTTCGGCACACTTTTCGCCCTCTACCCATATTACTTGCTTGGCATTTAATATGTTCGGGATATTATATAGTGGCCTAACTTCAGGTGCTTTGGAATAGGTGTTGTTTGGTAGGAATGGTCTAAATTCTTTCTTGCCATCAATATCGTAACGCCTAACCGAGCATATTATTTCGCCATCTTTACTGATGTAATTCCATTCCTGCGTATAAGCAGTATTGATATCAATGGTAGTTTTAACCCGAACATTTTCTTGTGCCTGCTGGTTTACTGGGTTTTGTAACCAAGGAGGCGTAGTGCTGGATGAATTTGTTCGCGTTCTTACTGGCGCTGTTTCCAGGTAAGACCCGAACATATCTTTTATTTCATGCAGCTTCATGCCCCGTGCTTCCATAAGTATCTTTACAATACCCCCGACACCAGTACCTCCGTTGAAGTCCTGACCACGCATGAAGTTTTGGCTACTAGGATTAATATCTATTTTCATAGATTCGCCACGTTCACCATACATTGAGCCAATGTAGAAAACATTGCCTCGAATGATTCCATTTGGAAAAGTATCTTTTAGCGTTTGTACCTGAACATGAGATGGAACACTGTCGCTAATATGTTCCACTAAATAACGCGGATCACTAGATTTAGTGTTGTCAAAGGGTGCAATACGCATTATATTGTACCTGTAAGGTTTTCTTCATTTGTCCTTATATGCATTTATCTTTTTCCTTTCTAAATGCGTTGTGTGTGTAAAAAAGGCGGTGCTCTCCTGTGCCGTCTTTTTTTATGTCCAACAAGTATTGCGATACTCACAAAATTTGCAAGTAAAATAATCTGATTCATTTGCGATACGAGGTAGCATTTCATTTGCTCTAGTTGCTTTTATTATTTCTACTCCTCTGTCGCTTATTTTTTGCGCTAGTTCTGCATTGAACGGAACAAACTCATAATATAGCTCTGAAGTATCTTTATTCATAACGGTAAATAGCGCTGGATAGTCCATTAAATCCATGTATGTTTGATACAATGCTAATTGCGCTGCATAAGTTGGGTTAGCCTGTGTAACGCCTTTACGAACAAATTCACCAAACTTTTTGCTGTTAGCTGATTTACATTCCCATAAGAAGGGATAGTCCATCTTGACAGGGCCTCCACATATAACACCGTCTATATGACCTTTAATCTGGTCATCAGCCACCGAGAAACCAAATTGTTCGCCTTTGGTGCTATGTGTTCTTAAATCAAAGCCAGCGTTCTTTAAATAACCAGCAATCATATCCTCTATATGATGCCCGAATTCAAATATCCTAAGAGTTCTAGCTTGAAAGTCCTCATCTTTTTTAGTTTGCATATATCGGTATTGGACTTGACGAGCGCAATCATTGCCAAGAGAGGAGCCCCCTATATATGTTCTGGGAGTTCTCTTGTTATTTTCCCGAACAATTCCTTGATCAATGTGTTCGGATATTTGTTTAATTAGATCAAAATGGTATGTAGTCGTCATCGGAGAAGTCACGAAGCTTGTCTTCGACTTCTTGTTGTAACTCCAATACTCCTTGTTCTGTATACTCATCTTCTAAGCCCTTCATCGATTGTATCTTAGCAATTGTTCCAAGAACCTGTTCTTTGCTTAAATCGCACAATCTTTTTTCCCAACCTATTGTTTCAAAAATTTTTGCCACTTCTTTTAATGAAGTGTCTGATTGTCTGGTATTATCACTCTGCATAAATCTTCCTCTTCAAAGCCATTTCTTTTATACAATTCCATCATTATTGTTTGGTCTTTATCAATTGTATTGTGAGCAGATATAGACTCAAAATCTTTATCAAATTCCCAAATATCTAAATGGAGTTTTTTAAAATGATCAATAAGTTTCATAATTTCATCAAACACATCATCAGTATTAAATGGATTTTTAATAAAAACTTGCCCTCCAAGTGTTTCTTCTGTTTCATCTGTAAATTTTAATTTTACTTTAACTTCACAACTTCCCATATTATAAACTATCGTTCACCAGACAAAACAGTGCTTGAATGACTTTCTCTTCTAATCTTTCCAGTTGTGTTGTCTTCTTTTATTTTAACGTCAACGAATGAATCATCATCAGCTAAGTCGTGCAAAGCATCATTAGCATTTTTTATTCTGGCTTTGTTTTCTGGATCTCCCCAATCTCTATAGCGATTATAAATTGTCATTACCTTCTCCATACATATAAAATAAATAAAAATAAAAAAACTAAATAACCTATACCAACTAGATTAACGGTATTTAAAAAATCCATATTAAACTCCCATTTTCTTTATTGTTAATCCAATTTGCATTGCGATTTGCGGCACAATTGCATTGCCTAATCCTCTAATTCGGTCCACCCTATTGGGTACCCCATGAGCCACTCGACAAAAATTGGGCTCAACTGACCACCAGTCTTTGATTGATTGTCCGTGTACTGGACTGCTACGTCCAGTGTATCGTTGCTGATCTTCCCATTCCGCACTCTCCCACCCTGATATCCTCCTTTGTGATCTCTGGTTGTCGGAGTAGGCCACATCTTCTCTGAATGACTCACTGCGTCCTTCAGCTTCACTCCCCATCTCTCGCCCTTCTGATTCTTCCGACTGAAGGATCCGTTCTTGAGTTCTATCCCCTGTGGGATTCCCCCCTCTATGTCGCTTGCTCTGGGTGTAGGCCACATTTTCACTACTTCTGGGTCTACTTGTTCCCTTAAATTCGCTGGTTTGGTTCTGCCCTTGCGAGTCGTGTTCGCCTGTCTTATCAGAGACTCCTCCGATCTCTGAGGTAGGTGATCCATTGTGTTTGGTGTAGCCCAAAATCCAGAGTCTATCTCTTTTATGGGGCGCGTTGATGCTGCAAGCTGGAACAATAAACGTCCTTGTGGTGTAGCCTTCGGTTTCCAAGTCAGTAAGCACTTTGTCGAGCCCCAATCTGATGTGACCATAAACATTTTCGCAAACGACCCAAGTGGGTCGTCTTTGTGCAATAATTCTAAAGATGTACGGCCAGATGTGTCTAGGGTCCGCTTCTCCTTTTTGAGGTCCAGCGACACTAAAGGGCTGACAGGGGTATCCTGCGGTGAGGATATCACATTCTGGAACAAGTCTTTCTGGGTCATTTGCTAATTCCTTTACATCTTCTGCAATTGGCACATCAGGCCAGTGCTTATTTAAAATCTTACGCGACCACGGTTCTATATCGCAAAATAAAACTGGCTTGGATAATCCTGCCCATTCAAATCCAAGGCTAAATCCGCCAATGCCAGAGCATAAATCAACATGCCTTAACATTTATTTTACGTCCGATATAAACAAGAAGCCACCGCCATTACCTTCTGGGTCGCGTGATACTTCAATCATAATATCTTTATAGTTTGGTTTTTTTAAATGAAATTGAGCGAATCCATCTCCACCTGTGTCACTATCTTCCATGCCTAAAAATTTATGAATTTTAAAACCTTCAAGCTGTTTATAATAATCGTCAAAATTTCCATTACTCATTTTTTTCTCCCTTGTGTGTGTTGGGGAGTTTTGCGGCACTCGCACTCCCCAAGCGAGTTCTACCAATACCAATAGGCACCGCTAGAAATAGAATCCATATTAACATTTTTTAAAAACATTTTTTTTCTTAACCCATGCCGATAAAATGTTTTTTGTTTTCAGTTATTTAGCCCACTGAGGTGTAACACCAGAGTTTTGTGGTTGGGCTGGCATTTGTGCTTGCATTGCATTTGCCACATTTTGTGGTAATGCATTCATATTGACAGTGCCATTAACAGGTACTGTTCCATTGTTAGAACCAATAAAGTTATTATCTTTTGGAGTCAGAACAATTTTTACTTTGTTCTTATCTTTATAACCATTAGTTCCTTTTTCGACTGCAACAACAAAACAAATTTCTTGCCCCTGCAATGCTTCGATAGCCATGATATTACGCTTGCCTACAGCCTCTGCTGACTGATCATTAGGGTTAAGGTTATACGCACTATCAACCATGTTTCTAAGCGTTCTCATGCCTATTTCACGAGCAATTGGAATGCCATTGTTGCCCATCTTATCACCATGAACAAACAAGTTATGCCACACTCGCCTTTTATCAAACTCACCACCCATAACAGTAAACTCTATGGGACAATAAATTGCGCTAGTTGTTTGTGACTTTTTAAACATAGACAACTGACTAAACTCTTGAATGACTTCATCGCCACCAGTAAAGTTAATAATAGCCCTTACAACCGTACCATCTGGAATAGGTTGTAAATCATTGGATGTGTTTGATTCTTCTAAAACGACTTCATTTAAATTAAGCATTTATAACTCCTTCTGCTTGTGTTTGTGTTTGTGTCATTTCATTCGGGTTAACGAATTCAAGTGGTTTATCTTGCACAACACCACTCATTTTTTCAAGAAGTTTACCAAGATTAGGTTCTT